TTAGTCACCTTTTTGTTGGAAAGTGCCTACAAGAGTACAACCTGTTAATGAAGGTGTACCTGTTCCTTGTACTGCAATAATGTCACCATTTTGCATAGCGCCTGAGTTAGATGCTTCTACAGCCACTACTGTGAAACCTTCTGCATTCGCTTCTAAACGAATAGTATCGATTCCATTAGCAGACACGTTATCAACTGATAATATGTGTGTAGTTGCGCCTAAACCATTTGTTTTAGCATCAGCACTGAAATTGTTGTTTGTTAAACTTGGCATTTTACTTCTCCTATTTTCTCGTTAATGCCGACACACGCTCCGTGCGTCGAAGTTAAAATTATTTATACATTTTGGTAAAAAACTATTGCACAGTCGTAAAAAAAGGGCGTTTAATATTCAAACGCCCTAATTTTATTATTAGATTACTTTCAACTATTACGCGAAAGTTAATTGATCTGCCGCCGCTACTACTGTGTCAGTACCTACACCGTCAATTGCCTCTAACAATCTAGCGATTGAAGTCGCGTCATGTTGTGAGTCGTCAACGATTAATGACAATGTTCCTGCCGCACCTGTTGGAGCGAAGTAGGCTATTGCATTTGTACCTTTTACAGCCAATTCAACGATTTGATCTGCTTCGCCTGCCGCATCACCGTCTGCCGCTTGTAAGTCCACAGCCGTGTTTGAGCCATTAGAAGTTGATCTAATTGTTGCTACGTAGAAGCCAAGATTTGCGTTTTGAAAAACAGTTCCTGTAACAAAATTGTTCAAGAAACCATTTACTTTTGTTATACTAGGCATTTCTTTTCTCCTTTTTTCTCGTTAATGCCCTAATCCACGCTCAGTGGATGAGGTTACTATTATTTATAGATTTTGGTAAAAATTTAACTGGAACTATTACTTTTTATTCTTTTTTGCCCTATCTGCCAATGCACGAAGCATACTGACATAAGAAGGACCACCTGACACTATGTCGTGCAACATTTTAATTGCTGGTAGATATGCTTGTACCACAGTACTAGGAATACTCTTATTGCTTAAAGCAAGTTCTACAAAACGTTTTACTAGAACAATATTTTTAGTTCCTACTAGATATCTGTACAATGATAATTCTTTTCCTTTTACATCAATATCAGGAATACTGATCTTAGGTTCGTTGTCTGACACTCTACCTGTTTCTAAATTGCTATCAGCAACTAAACGTTCTAAGTCGTCAATAATATCCGAACTTCTTAACTTGGCTCTAACAGCATGAACTAGTCTTGTTACTGTGTTCTGCCTGTCAATTGTTGTAGCACCATCATAATCCATCAAAGTTCTACGTATTGCTTTGTACGTGGTATTTTTAATATTAAGACCAGATTCAACATTAAGGAACATCTGTGTGTTTCCTCTGGACATACTGCCAATGCTTATTCTACTCAAATACCTATTCACTGCCATTAATGGCATTGTAGTTTTCTTTCTTAAAGCCATTGCACTCTTAGGGTCTTTCAATTTATTCATTGCTTCTTGATCACCTGTAACAAAGTATATGAAGTTGTACAAGTCAGTTGCACTCATTCTAAATCTATTGTAGTTGGTGTATGCCACAGTTCGTTTGGCATAACTTCTGGCAGACGATCTGTGCCTTGCATATTTGTTCAACAGTTCAATCACTAATAATGAAAGATAAGTTCTTTCACAACAGTCTGTGTAAGTTAATACTTTCTGATCACGTGTGTCGCGAGTCATTCTCGCTTCATATAGCGAATGAATAAAATCCATTGGTTTGGAGTTTTTAGTAAATTCCTGGCTCTGCTTGTCCATCTTTTGCCCCTAGGTACATACTTTTGAACAATTGAACCATATCATTTGTTTCTAAGAACTTTGATAATGTTTCACTGTTTTGAATGGCTTTAGTGAACTCTGACCTGATCATAGGTTTAACCTGGGTGCTAGTCATTAATTTACGAATAGTGTCAGCCTGTCTTGCCGTAACTTTAAACTTTTTGCCATCGTCAGTAATGACTGTGTCTAGTGGATTAGGATTTCCTTGGCTGTCCAAAATTTTACCTAATTGATTGAACATAGGTTCTTGTTTAAAATCCTTGTCCATTCCTCTGTTAGGATCATCTAAAGGATCTATATCTCTATATTCTTTGATAAACTCTTTTGCTTTCATTATGTTCTCCTTATCTATTTATCGCTCTGTTGGCTCTTGAGAATCCAGAACGTTTCACCAATTTAATGCTGTTGCCACCAGCACCTGCGACATAACCTTCGCCACCCTTTTCGCCATCTATTGTTGCAATGATATCTGATCCTGTTGCATCCAATTGGTCAACCATCATATCTTTAGTTTCCATAACGGTAGCAATAGTTCTAAACACTGCATCGAATCCAGTTTTGTTTCGCACAATATATTCTTTTATACGCATTTTCTTTGGAGAACTTACTGCACTATTTTCTAACCATTGCCCAAAGTCTTTGCCTAAATTATCTAAGCCTGTGTCTACTTTGCTGTTCACATATGCGTACAACACATTAGGTAAATCAGTAAGTTTAAGTTCTTGCAGTTTGCCTTTGTTTAAAAACATATCAATTGCACCAGAATTTTTTCTTACTTCTGCTTCTGCGGATTGTAGCATTGATAAATCAACATTTCCTGGATGTGTTTTAGTTGAAGGAGGTAGGGCCAACAAACCATTATCTTTGAACATTGTAGTATCATTCAGAGGACTGATTGATCCTTGTTCATTCATTGTGTGATGTATAACAATACCAACTCTACTGTTACCAATACGTTTGCCAATTTCACTGTTTGCATCTACACTATATTCAACAACATTTGGTTTGAATATGAAACGGCTTCCTTGTTTTGTTGGTTGTTGAAAGTACAACATATCTCCAACAAAGTATCCTTGAAACTTATCAGGCATAGATTTTAACACAGTTGGAAATGCTTGTTTCATTTTCATACTGTATTTTGCATATGATTTTCTTTTGCTTTCGTCTTTCACTCTATTCATTATCATAGATTCAAGATCATCTGCATTTGTGCTTTTGCCATCATAATTTTTAGCATTAAATCCTGCCTTGTCCGTAAAAATAAATTCATTGTTTGGATTAAAGCCAAATACAACTGCTGGAGAACCATCCCATTTGATAGACACTCCTTGCTTACCACCTGCTATGTCTTTCAGCATATCAATTGCCTTAAGAGCACCTTGGTGTCCTTGAAATAAGATTAAGTCTTCTGCGTGTTGTATTCTTGCTGACTCAACAATGGCTTTGCACTTGCCAGATGTTTTTTTAAATTCTACAAGTTTCATTCTGGAATCCTGTCCATTAAGTTTCTAAACCACACAGGAGTTCCTGTAATAATGTGTTCTGGTAACTCTTTGCCTATTTTACTAAAACTGTCTTTTGCATCTGCAATTAATTCGTTATAGTCTGTTCTATTTTTTATTTTTGCGTGTATAGTTTCTACATTGGACAGGTCTTTTGCTGTTGATCCTTTGCCTAACAACAACTCTGCAATTTTGTTTGGCTCTTTTGTTACTACCTCATTTGTATCTCTATCCATTAAACCTGATTTGAAACTCCATTTGTAACCTTGAGGTTTTGCAATACTGGCTAACATCACGTGTCTATCACTGCCTTTGAACTGACTGCCCACAGTGCCACTCAAACTAAACTTCATCCATTCAGGGTCACCAAACATAAAATCTGTCTGCACATTTCCATTTTTAGGATTGCCCTGTATTGGAGTCTTGAAATGAACACTCACGCCGCTTTTCTTGATATATTCTGCTGGATTCATATTCTTTGAACGCAACCACCCTGACAGTTTTGCAATCAATTGTTCTTTATTAATCTTTTCTTGATCCACAGCAAGATCAATATCACCTGACGAAGGAGCAAGTCCTGTTGTGCCAAGTTTGAAATCTGTAAGTTCTAGTCCTGTGATTGTTTCAAGCCATTGAACAGTTGGCTCTACATCTACTCTATTAATTCTAATTGTATCCGGCTGTCCATCTGCATTCTTGAAGATGTTTCCGCCCTCGTTAATTCTTTTTTTCATCGATAATCTTCTTTATTCCAACCTTAAACTTCTTAGGATCACCGTTCTTTATGCTGTTGATAAAACGTCTTTCAAGTTCTAATGCTGTTTCCTCTGGGTAATGGCTCTGTATCACACCTAGTAAATTGACTGCACTTTCAATGAGATTACTGCCAGTAGTTTCCAAAAAGTGTTCTGTGTTTCTGCTCTCGGAAATCCTGTTTAGTTCATCCAAAATTGAACGTGTTTTTTTCTTCATAAATGACCCTTTTTCACTATTTACCGTATATAAGTCAGAAATGACAAAGGATAAAGCATTAGTGAACAGTATAACATAGACTTAACACCTTGTCAATAACCAAAAATTTAAGGGTATATGGCCCATAGATAAATACATATATTATAATTTATGGACTTTTTAACATTTGTTTCGGAAGTAGGTTTCCCAATAGCGGGTGCAGTTGCATCGGGAATCTTCATCTTTATCATATTGAGGTTCATTCTAGCCACAGTAACAGGGTCAGTGCATGGATTAAAAAACATAATAAAGAGCCTGGACAACAGAGTGCAAACAATGAACAATGACCTAATCAAGATAGATGTACTGCTTTCACACGTAGAAGGTATAAAGCCTAACGTGGACAGAATAGCCGCAAACGAAGGCAAAGAAGACGCAAGGAAAGATTAATGACAATAGAATTAGCCAATGCAATAAAAGAATTTGGATTTCCAATTATAGCCGCATTAGGACTAGGATACTTTGTTTTCTATGTTTGGGTATGGGTTACAAGAGAAATTAAGCCTGTCCTTTCAGATGCAAACAAAACATTAATTGCTTTAATAGATAGAATTAGAATGCTAGACAATGATATGATCAGATTGACTCAAAAACTGAATATGTTGCTAGAACAAAAAGAAAAAGAAAAAAATAACAAATCCAAAAAATAACTATTTTACAGTAAACACTTTTATTTTTTCAGTTTTGCCTTTTACTTTAATTGTGCCCAAACTATTATATTTGAATCCATCTGTTTGATTTTTAGTCTTTTCACCTATTACAAGTGTACTGCCCAATTCTTTAGAACTGCTTTCTAATCTACTTGCTAGGTTAACATCATCACCTATTACTGAATAATCAAACCTTTGTTCTGATCCCATGTTACCAACTAGGGCCTCACCTGTGTTGATACCTATACCTATATTAATAGCAGGTAATTTTTCTTTCTTTAATTCTTTGTTTAATATTTTTAATTCTTTTTGCATTTCTATAGCACTCTTGACTGCTCTATTGGCATGGTCTTTTATATCCAGTGGAGCATTCCAAAAAGCCATAATACAGTCACCCATAAACTTGTCTATGGTCCCACCATTCGCAATTATGATATCTGTCATGCGTGTTAAAAATCTGTTTATAAGTTTTGTTAATCCTGATGGGTTACCTTTGTACTTTTCACTTATAGGAGTAAAGCCACGTATGTCAGAAAACATAAATGTCATTGTTCTCGTTTCGCCACCCAGTTTAAGTAGGGTAGGATCTTTTTGAAGTTTTGCTACCATGTCAGGTGCCAAGTAGTGTTCAAATTGTTTCTTAATTTGTTGTCTTAGTCTACTTTGTATTGCAAAATTATTAAATGTAAGATGAGACCAAGTAAGCAACAAAATTAAAATGGGCCAACTTACGTCGACTAACAGATACATTGAATTATAAAGATACCAACTTCCGTATGCAGTGCTTGTTAGTGTAATTAAAAGAAGTAACGCAGTGTAAACAACTTTTAATCTAGGAACAAAGATTAAAAATATAATAAGCAAGATGCTTGTTGACACTATTTCAAGTAATGAAATCTTGTTGTCTCTTTGCAGTATCGTCTTGGTAGCAATAGTATCCATTGCTTGTACTGAAATTTGCATATCAGTCATTAGTCCTAATGGAGTATCTTTTAGTGTGCTTAAACCTGCCGCATTAAGTCCTACAATAACAATTTTATTGGTGAGGTCAATGTCTGTGTTTAATAATTGTGAAACATTTATTGTAGGTATGGTATTAGGGTCAGCAAAATTTATATTAACCATTGCATTGGAATCAGGACGTATTACAAATTGTCTATTCAAATATATTTCTTTCACACCGTCTTGTGCTGTTACAACTTTGTATGCTCTGCCATTCATTACCACTCTAAGAGTTTCTAATATTTGTGCAGGAACAATGCCTTGATCCGTGTTTATTAAAAGAGGTTGGCTTCTGACAGTGCCATCTATAGACGGAATCATAATGTTGACTCCCACTCCTTTAGCACTGTCTAAAAATATAGGCAAATTGTTTACTACGCCTAAAAAGTTATACAACCATGTTGTGGGATCCGCACCTTTGTACATTATGTTTGGCTTTTTAATTTTGCCATCTGTTGCACTATTCTTCACACTATACATTAACACTGCATCACCCACATTAAAAAATTGTGCCAGCACTTGATCATTGTCTGGTATTAGCAATAGTTTTTCTTTGACGTCTTCTGTTAAAGTCTGTGACTCAATAAATGAACTAGCATTAAGTCTATCAGGTTCGCTGAATAAGATGTTGTATTGAACTGTGTTTGCCTTTTGATTTATAATGCGTTGATGAATATCTGCGATCAAATTTCTATTCCAAGGCCATTGTCCGTACTGCTTTAGGTCTTCTTCTGTAATTTCTACAATAACAAAATGATTTGAAGTAATCTGTCTAGGTTCAATTTGCTGATAGTAGTCAAACGTTTTTAACCTTAGAATCTTAAGAGGTTCTACGTCATACACTCTTAGACCTAAGCCAACAAGTACAGTGATTAAAACAATCCAAATGCTTGTAAAAAATTTCATTTCTTTTTCATTCCCATTACTTCTCTTAAATTTTCTCTATAAGTTTTACCATTACCCCAATCCATTAAGGCAATTAAACTACATATAGGGAAAGTCATTAGGTAAAATAATGGCGCGACTATAATGTTAACAATTATCCATTTTAGGATTTTCATTTTTTAAGTCCAAATGCACTACCTGTTAGCAAGGCTCCAAATGCTAAATGAAACAGTCCGCCCATCTGTAAAGTGTATGGTGAGTGTTGAGCAGTTAATTTTTTAAGCAGTTCCATCTGTACCATTGTATCTTCTACAGCACGAACTTCATTAAGAAACATATGATAGTCTGGTCTCGTAATGCCAAACCATATTGGCACTATCATAAAATCAAAGATACAAATTGTTAGATAGACTATTAATGCAGTCCATCTCCATTTCATTCCGCTTTCCAT